ATCTGTAGCAGCAGGTGCATTAACAGCATTCATCAAACCACTAGCTGCTTGGTTAGCTCCAGTGTTGATAGCTGCGTTAGTCAATGCAGTGCCTAGATCTTGTCCTGAGAGAAGACCTGAGGCTGTACCTCCAGCTATTTGACCAGCGGCAGTTGAGCCTGTAGCCCCACCTACTCCGCTAGCGATTTGTCCGCCAGCGTAAGACAAAGCAGCATTCTTAGCGATATCCTCTAAATCTTTACCTTGTGCCACCCCTAAAGCAGCAGTACCTAAAGGCCCACCAAAGTAAGCAGCTGCGATGTTAGCGGCAGTACCCAATATAGGGTCTGACATTACATCATTAAAAATACCCTTGAAAAATCCACCGCCGCTACTTGTTGAAGTTGTTGGCTTAGGCATACCCTTGGCATCCCAATTACCAATAATTCGTTGCTTACCGTTAATCCAAGATGTTGTTCTTGGATCACCTTCATAGCCTACAGGTTTACCACTAGAGTCATAGTTTACAAATACAGGAACACCGTTAACATCAACGGGTGTTAAAGACTGCCATTTGGTTACTTTTCCTGTATCTTCATCTGACTCCATTGCCCTTACTGGAGACGTATCTGACTTAAACTGTCCAGATACTTTTCTAGTAGTGCCGTCGTCGTCAGTTACGGAATAGTCTGGTTCGTAAAGGTCTTTTATGTTTATATTCTTAAACTTAGATGTATCCAAAGGCATCAAGAGCTGAGCTTGATAGTCTTGTACTTTACCGCCATACGCTTCATTAGCGGTATACATCAAAGGCGCAATAAGCGCATTGTATTGATCAGGTGTTAACTTGCTTTTAAGCTGAGATAAATAAGGGCCAAGTTTCGGCTCAGAGTATGTAGAAGGCCCTGCGTCTTGAGGCCAGTTTGCGTCTTGTGCGTTTTCTGCCATATATGGGCTTACATTGTGCCGTTAGAGATGACATTACCGATGACAGTGAAATTACCTGAGCTATCAATCTTAGCTACGCTAGTGCCGCTGACTTGGATGTACAAGACACCAGCAGTCTCTACGAAACCAAAGACAGTGAAGTCACCATCGGCCTTAGAAGCAATAGCTGTGGCAATGTTATCGAACTCAGTGTTGATCTCAGTACCACGTACAATCTTAGCTGAGTTACCAGTGGATAAACTATCCTTAGCTGCGAAGTTAACGCTTTTTGTGTAATTACTCATGATGATAAAATCTTTCCGTTCTTAGCTAGAATCTCTACCTTTTGAATGCTCAAAGGTGAGCCATTAATGTACGCATCAAAACCTGTTTGTACCACTTTACCTGAGCCTGTAGGATAAGCTTTCAGAACTGATAGAGCTTGACCACTAGAGTATTCAAATCCGTAATTGTATTCGCTTTGACCGTAGTAAGCAATAGTATTAGATGGAATAGTTACGTTTTGAGGGTAGAAGTTACCTGTAAAGTCATAAGCCCACTTAATTGTGAGAGCTTGTCCGTTACCACCGATAACAGTCACCAAGATTGACTTTAAGATTGAGGTAACAGAGGCAGCACCGAAGTCAGTATGGTTAGTGTGGTATTGCATCTGGTAAGTAGAAGCATTGTCTAAGTAACCAGTGTAAGAACCAATGTAACCTGCTTTACCTAACAACAAAGTACCATTTTGCTTAGCACAAAAGCTTCTAGGCTCAATAGAGTCCCATGTTGTCACCCTTGCTGCACCGTCTTGTAACTGAGCCTTAGTGTCGAAACAATACACTTGCTTAGCGACAGGAAGAGACAGTAAGTAGAAAGCATCAAGAGGGGAATGAACAGCTTTGATGTCAGCAGCTACTTCAGCATTCAAGTAAGCAATCAAGTCATTACGGACGTTCTTGCTAAGCTCACGCAAAGGAGCTGACTTCTCTTGAATAGTGCGCTGTAAGCTACGGACACCTGTTTGAGACAAGAAGATGATGTCTGAGCCAGTGTTGGCAATGGAGTCCCTAGCGATACAGCCAATACCTGTGATAACGTCGGAGAGAGCAAAGGTAGAAGCTGAGGGATCAGTGGCCCCTGAGTAGACAAGGATATTGTTCTTACCGAAGACATACAGAAAGCCGTTGTGAGCACCTAAGGCTACAACTGAGTCTCCACCCTTAGGCCACACGGTAGTGGTGTCTAGAGTGCCAGCTAAACCTGCTGCCCAGTCATAAGGCTGCTTAGTATCACACCACTGGATAGTTACCTTATCAGTAGTAGTACCTACGTTCCAAAGACGACCATAAGCACTGATAACAGCGTTAGCAAGCTGCACAGTACCTGCGTAGCCAGCCATCTCAGAGATACGTCGATACTGTGTCGTAGATGTCGATGGATTAAACTCTAGAGGTGTGTAGCCCTCTTGGAACAGGTAAATGCCTCCACCGAGGGAAGCCATCTGCCAGTTACTAGCTGTGATTGTAGGAGCTGTACCGCCACCACCGTAAGTCAATTCAGAGAGCGTAGTACCCACTAACTTAAACAGCTTGTTGTTACCTGCACAGATAGTGTAGCTTGTACCGTCTATTGTAATCAATTCACCGATAGCTTTAACATCAGCTGACCCTAAAGCAGCTAAAGTTGCATGTGATGGCGACCACCCCTTACGAGCACCGATACGCCCATACTGGTCAATAACGCAGTTAGTAGCTGTAAGAGCGTAACCTGAAGTTAAGTCTAGAGACGAGTCCTGAGTATTTAATCCGAAAAATCCCGGCGCATTAATACTATACGCTTGTATTTGCTGTGCCATTATACTGGACGCCACATTTCATTTTCAGGGGAACGAGCAAGCTCAATGGCGATAGCATCAGCCAAAGACTTCTTACCAACTGCGTAGGCCTCTGAACTACTCAAGCCACCGTCTTCACCACGTTCAACCAGAGCCAGTGCCTTAGCAATCAAGACAATAGGGTCTTTAGGGAGCTTAGTTGTATCACCGTCGTTAACGAAGTCTTCCTCAGGGACGATCAAGCTGAAACGCATGTTATTGACACCTACTGGAATAGGGTAGAACATGACTTGTGCGTCACCGTTGCTGTTAACACCGCTGAAGGCGTATTCGCTAGGATCTGCATTCTGAGGGTTAGCTGTACTGAACACACGTTGCTCAATAGCGTCAACAGTCGTAGGAAAGATCTGTCCGTACTTAGTGATGTCTAAGACGTTAATAACTTTGAATTTAGTACCTGCACCAGTTAAGCTGTAACCAGTGTATTGACTAGCTACTGTAGGAACTGTAATCGAGGTATTAAAAGCATCCCAATCGTAGGCATCAGCTATCTCACGCTTAGCGTCATTAACGAACTTACCGACAAGGAGGCTCATTGTGTTCTGATTAACAGAAGTGACAGTAGGCTCACGAAGACGCGCTAAGACGTCATTCACCAAGGTAAGATAAGAAGGTAATGCCATTACTTATTCTTCTTCGCTTTGTTCTTCATGGTGCGCTGACCACGCATGGGCATCTTAGCCTCAGACATTGCGATAGCGATAGCTTGCTTCTTGTCTTTAACTACAGGGCCACCCTTGCCGCTATGCAGAGTACCTTCTTTGTACTCACCCATAACCTTACCCATCTTAGCTGTTTGTTTCTTAGTTGTAGCCATACTGTGTCCTTACTTAAAGAATCTATCCATGAAGAACGTGATACCACCGCCTACAAATGAGGCAATAGTCATACCCATCCAGAAACCACCTTTAGACTTGTTAGCTAGTTCTAAAAGAGCTTTAACGTCATCACGTAGAGTATGTACATCACATTGAAGAGCTTCTACCTGAGCTTCTAAACGACCAAATTCACGAGCTGATACATCATCCATTAATGCACCTCAGCTTCAATCTTCTTTGGGCGTCCTGCCTTCTTAACTTCAGGGGCGTCCTCAACGACAACAGGGGTATCTTCTACGACACGCTCGTAGTCAGGATGACCCTTCATGGAGTCAATATCAACTTGGTGCTCAAAGGTAACTGTGTTACCACTCATGAGACATTTAAAGGTAGCTTGCATAGTGTATGGCCTGTGTACTAGATAAACCAAAAGAGCTTCCTTGTGAGAAGCCCCTTCAGTTTACCGATTAGACCAAACGTCCAACAACCAAGCGAACGGTAGTCGAAGCCAAATCGACTGTAGCGGCTGCTTCGTTTTGTATACGAATAGTCACTACGTTAGCAGCACTGACGTAAGCTGTGGCAGTAACGCCAGCCAAGTCAACACCAAAAGAAAAACCGATAACAATGTCACCAAGGGCAACACCAGGTACGGCAACAGTGTCGGAAGTTCCAGCACCATCAACCAATGAATCTGCGTTCAAAGTACAAACAACAGACCAAGTGTCTGAGAAGACACCACGGAATTGATCATTACCTTGACGGGTAACAACAGCGGTAGCAGCAGCCATTTTATTTACTCCTAATAATTGAGAACATTAAACTTGAAAGACCCCCTCCGAAGAGGGGATCAAAGTCTAACTATTAGGTTGGCACTGCCAAGGCAACAGAAGCGTAGTCACGCAATTCAGAAACACCGTACAGAGTGTCAGCAGTAAACAGAGTACCGAGGTATTCTTGCTTGTACTGAGTCTGTGAACGGATACCGACTTGCTCGATCAACACGAACGAATCCTTGTGAGCCATCAAGCAGATACGAGCTGGTTGAGCTGTACCTGAACCATCGTTGGCATCAGTAGGAGTGTCAGCGTTGGTAGACACATACACTTTAACGCCGTACACATCACCGACTGCACCGTTACGGATAGTGTTGTTACCGCCCATTTCACCCACGAAAGCTTGCTCAGTGAAACGAGCCAAACCCATCAAGGTGTTACGAGTCGATGGAGGAACGATGAAGAAACGGTTGTCCATAGGAACATCAGAGTCATCCAAACGCTGGATAGAACGACGAATTGCAGCGTCAGTCAAAGCAGCTTGGTTGTCAGTGGTGTAGTCGTAAGCGGTAGTACCGTTAGAGCCGATGAAAGCACCTGCGTAACGAGCGCCAGCGCCGCCTTGAGACAAACGACCCAACTTGATGATGTCAGAGTCAACTTGCTTGCCCAGAGCGTAGCCAGCATCTTCTGTGTAGAATGAACGAAGGCTAGACAAAGCTTGAGCTTCGACGATGTCTTCAATCAAGCGGCTATATTCATAGTGCTTGTTAATGTCCACAGCCACTTCAGTTTCAGTTGAAGCGATCAATGTCACTTGAGTAGATGCTGACTTGACAGAAGCATCGCCACGTGTGGGGCTAGGAATGTGAACTTTGTCACCTTTCTTGCCTTTGAAGCTCATCTTCTTAACGAGGTTGGCTGCTACCAAGCTCTTCTTATAAGCAGCTACAATTTCATCACTCCAAATTTCAGGAATGAACGTATTAGCTGTTGTGGTGGTTACGTGATTAGTTCCGAGTCCCATTTTAAATACTCCTAGATATACAAATTAATAAAATTCTTACCGAACTCGCCCATCAGCGTAAGCAGCTCTGATTTCAGGCTCCAAAGCTTCGTAACGATCCGGATCACTCATTCGCAGCCGAATAAGGTCGGCCCTACGATACACTCTCTTCGATGATTCACCAGTACCGCCAGTATCGACTGCAACAGCTTTTAAGTTCTGCTTCAATACGTCTTTACCTTTGGCGGACACTTGCGTTGCTACCTGTTGCGTCTTAATTTGCTTAATCTGCTTAAAGGTAGATAACAATTCGTTAGCGCTATCATAATCGAACTCACCATCAGCTCTTGCGTACAAACCTAGGCGGACGGGAGATTGTTTTACCCACTCCGCAAACTCAGGATCTTGAACTACACTCTGAAAGTCAGGATGATTATGGTTTAGCTTCTGTTGAATCTGCATCTTCTTAAATTCTTGAGCACTGTGTCGTGCAGCTAGAACATCTGGATGCTTGTCAATAGAATTACGAATTGCCTTCTGTGGATCTTCAAAGAAGTCAATTTCAGGCTCTACTTCAGTAGGTGCGGTAGGCTTAT